GAGAGTTAATTTCTTATCAGAAAGAGCACTATGTACTATGGGTGCAAACAATTTCGTATTGTTCAAATAATAGTATAATTTATGGAGGGGAGCAATCCCCTCCTATTTTTTAAACTTTAAATTAAATCAAATGAAAAAAAAGAAAGAAATAAAAGACCGTGTGTACAAGTTGAGAAACGGTCATCAACCATTAAGTCACACGATTAATTCTAGAAACACAAGAAGAAAGCCATTATTGTATTTTGATGGTGAACACAATAGACCTTTACGTTATGCATCTAATCAAAAGAGTCCTTTTGAAGATGAGCAAGACAAAAACGTAATATTAGATCCAGTTATTTTTGAAGATGGAATGTTGTTTGTTCCAAAAACAAATCCTGTACTACAGGAATTTTTACATTACCATCCAGACAATGGAGCTGTTTTTGAAGAAGTAGATAAAGAAGCAGACGCTCAAAAAGAAGTAGATTATCTTGAGACAGAAGCAAAGGCATTTAAAATGGCTGCTGAGTTAACTATAGATCAAATGGAGACTTTAGGTAGAGTATTCTTAGAGCTTAGAGTAGGCAATATGACTACTGCTGAATTAAAAAGAGACATTATACTATTTGCTAAGAACCATCCAGAAGATTTCTTAGATGCACTTAGTGACCCTATGTTGGAATTACAGGATACTGTAGTTAAGATATTTGAGAAAGGATTGTTAGGTTTAAGAAACAATGGTAAGGATGTTTACTATAACTTGAAGACTAAAAAAACTAAGCTTTTAACTATTCCTTTTGGAGATGACCACATACAGACAGTTGCTGCTTATTTCCAGAGAGATGAGGGTATTGAGATATACAAGGCCTTCCAAGATATGTTAGAAAAATAGGCTATCTTTGTAAGATTATTAACCACTTAATTTTTTAAACGATGCAAAAGTTTTTAAGTATACCAGTTACAAACGAGCAAAATCAATTAGTCTCGTGTAACGACATTAAATTAATCGAAGTAGGAGATGGAGCTTCACCAGTTGCAAATCCAACCACAACTACTACTTTATATTACGGAGGAGGAAAAAAAGTAACTTTAACTCACGCTGCAGTATCTGCTGGAAGTGAAGAAATGAGAGATGCTATTCAGGATGGTGTTGTTCAAGTATTGAAACAACAATGGACTGAAGTTGTTTTACAAATGGACTCTTTACCACAGGCGGTAAGCGGAATCGCAATAGCTTAAGATATGGAGAAGTTTTTAAACATACCCGTATATAAGCTAATAACTAGTGGAACTACTACTTCTGACGGAGTGCCTAATGAATTAATTGACGAGACCCTTGGTGTTGACTTTGTTAGTTTAGGTGTAAAAATAGGAGACATTATTCACAACTCAACAGATAACACGTATCACACAGTTACTTCAGTTGCTGTAGATACTTTAGGTGCTGATAACGGTGGGGTTGGTGATTCAAAATCTTATTTTATTCATTCAGCTACTATTAATAATAGTCAATTAGTTTCTGGATCAGGAGTTTTATTAGTAGAGCAAGCTAGTACTAGCACTGTTACCATTACTTATGAGGCAGCAGCATCAGCTGATGTTGTTACTTTAACACACACTCCAGTTGCTTCAGGAAGTGAAGCAGTTAGAGACTTGATTGAAGAATCAATAGTTAAAGGATACTCTTCTAGTTGGACTGATGTATCTCACGATGTATCAGTTTTACCTTACAGAGTAATAGGAATATCTTTAGGATAATATTTTACCTACTATACTATACAAGAGCTTCTGTAACTAGAGGCTCTTTTTTTTTGCTTATCTTTGTATCAAAAGATTTTAGATGATAAATTCTGTTAGAAATACTGTTCTTTCTATACTGAATAAAAATAATTACGGATACATCTCCCCAGCTGACTTTAACCTTTTCGCAAAACAAGCACAGCTAGATATATTTGAAGATTACTTTTATCAGTATAATACTCAAATAAATAAAGAGAACAATAGACTAGGTAGACTTTCTGGTACAGGTTATGCGGATATTAAAAAAGGATTAGAAGAAGTATTAGATAGCTTTTCAGTTACATCGTTTTTATCTAGAGTAAATGCCAATATATATTCTCTACCTTTAGATTACTACTTAATTAATAAAATATTCTATTATCCTAATCAATTAGCTTCAGGAACTACTACAGGAACTACTGCAGGTAAATTAGATGATGTTGATGCTAATTTTTTAGGTGTAGTAAGTGTAGGTGACATAGTGGTTAATACTACAGACGCTACATCTGCATTTGTAACAGCAGTTGCCAACACCTCATTAAATTTAAGTAGTGACATAATAGTTACTGCAGAAAACTATGCGGTATATAATAACAGTAATATTGCTGAAGTAGAAAGAGTAAATCAAGATAAAATATTTTATTTAACTAATTCTAACTTAACTTCACCTACTACACAGTATCCTGCTTATGTATTAGAAGGTAATAACGTTACGGCTTATCCAACTACTATATCAGGATCTGCAGATCTACAAACACAATATGTTAGATACCCAAAAGATCCTAAATGGACTTATCAAACTTTAACAGGTGGACAACCAATGTTTGATCAATCTCAAGCAGATTATCAAGACTTTGAATTACCTTTATCAGATGAGACTGATTTAGTTATAAGTATTTTAAAATACGCTGGTTTATCAATTAGAGAGGCTGATATATATAATGCAGCTGACTCACAGCAAAAAACAGAAACCATACAAGAAAATAGTTAATGGCATATATATCACAATATCAATATTATGACAACAGTGAAAACTGGGGCTCTTACCAATATGTTTCTTTACAGGATATCGTAAATAACTATATGTTAATGTATGTTGGTAACAACAAGTTAATTAATAATATAGACCGATATCAAGTTTTGTTTCACGCTAAAAGAGCTATACAAGAGTTAAACTATGATGCATTTAAGGAAATTAAAATACTTCAATTAAATGTTGGTTCTAACTTAAGGTATGTTTTGCCTTCTGATTTTGTAAATTGGGTTAGAATATCTATTTATTATAATGGGACTTTATTTCCATTGAGTGAAAATATTCAAACTAATTATGCTTCTGCATACTTGCAAGACAACAATAACAACTTATTATTTGACGCAAGTGGTAATGTATTAAGCCCTGAGAACTCTCAAATCACACTTGATAGGATAGCTGGACTTACTAGAAGTCAATATTTAAATGAAACTAGTCCTTATTATGGTTACTATGGTTTTTGTTTAGAAGGTAATTGGTATTTTGACTTTTCTATTGGAGGAGCTTATGGATTAAATACAGAAACAGCAAATGCACTACCTACTTTTAAAATAGATAAAAAAAGCGGTGTTATTAACTTTAGTTCTGGAGCTGGCAACAAGTCAGTTGTATTAGAATATGTTTCTGACGGTATGGAAAACGGTGATGATTCTTTAGTTACTGTAAATAAAATGTTTGAAGAGTTTTTATATTCTTACATAAGTTATTCTATATTAAATACCAAATTGAGTGAACCTGAATATATTATTAATAGATACAGAAAAAGCAAATCTGCATTACTAAGAAATGCAAAGATAAGAATGAGTAACATTCACCCAGGAAGACTGCTTATGAATTTAAGAGGTCAAGACAAGATTATAAAGTAATATGCAGTTAAATAGTTTCTTTTTCAAAGGCATAATGAATAAGTCTACTGACGAAAGGATACTACCTCCTGGAGAATATGTAGATGCATTAAACGCTAGGTTAGGTTCAACAGAAGATTCAGAAATAGGTACTTTAGAAAACACTAAAGGAAATGAATTATTAACTAATATTACAAATGAAGGAGTGGCGTTAAGTTCTAACGCTTTATGTCTTGGTTCTTACGCAGACAACTCTGATGAGACTATATATTGGTTTGTTACTGACCCTGGATTAATTGATTTAATTGTTTCTTTTAATGCAAAAACATCTCTTACTCAATATCATATTATTTCAACTACAGTATTAAACTTTAATGTAAAGCACTTAATAACTGGTGTTGAGTTAGTAGATAGATTCTTGATATTTACAGATGATTTAAATCCTCCAAGAAAAATAAATGTAGATAGATCTTATGCTACCCCAGTAGGTGGAGTAGATCAAATAACAGAAGAAGAAATTAATTTAATAGTTAAGCCACCTATAACGGCACCAACATTCATTTTAGAGTCTGCTTCTGGAGATGATAAAAGTTTTTTAACAGACAAGTTTGTTTCTTTTTCTTATCGATTTAAATATGAGGATGGTGAATACTCTGCGTTATCTCCTTTTAGTTTACCTGCTTTTAAACCCAAACAACCTCCAGTAAATATAGATTTTAATACTGTTAAAAATGAGTCTATGTTGAATGACTTTCATTCAGCAACTGTTTTTTTTAATACTGGATCTGATTTAGTTAAAGAAATAGAAGTTTGTTATAAAGAGAGTTCAAGTACTGTTATTAAAGTAATAGATAAATACAACAAGTCTGATTTAGGTTGGGCAGACAATTCTACTCAGTCTGTGTTTTTCAGAAATAAAGAGGTGTTTAGAGTGCTTTCTGCTAATGAATCTTTAAGGCTTTATGACAACGTACCTTTAAAGGCAAAGGCATTAACTAGTTCCGGTAATAGATTGATGTTGGGGAATTATGTGGATGGATATGATATGAAGTCTTCAGATGGAGATAGTGTTAAATTAAATTATACTACTTCATTAGTTACGCCAAGGGGTGCTTCTGTAGATATTCCAGGTCAATTTATTTCATCTAGTTACCAAGTTCTAAATGGTAGTTCTTCAGCTACTACAGTAAGTGTAGAAGAATCTAAAGCTGTTTTTGATTTCGGACTTAATGAATTTAAACAAGGGTCTTTTGTTGCTTTTAGTGCTACTTTAACCAGCTATAGTGGAGGATATAATTATTATAATGAAAACAGTTCTGTTTTAAATTTAACAAGACCAAGTGATTTTATTTTTACTATATCTTCTTCTGTTCAATTAAACAATACTTATGGTGACGTTGCTTCTTTTGTGGCTAGTCCTGAGTTTGAAAGACTAATTGGAACTGGGTTAGCTACTGCAACACCTAAATACCAACCATTTAGTAGTGCTATTAACGGAACAACCGCTACAGATACTTTAAATTTAGTGGCATTACAAACACCAGCCGTCAACAGTGTTGGAGGAGCTGATATTACAGCTGTAAATTCAGCTGTCCCTAATGCAGCAGTCTGTGCCTCTAGCCCAATACCTCCAGCTTACCCGACAGGTCAAACAGGTTTTTTAGAAACATTTAATATTGCCAATCCTACTAAAGTAAATATTCAAGCATTAATGATGGTTTATGAATCAGGAGGTGTTAAGTCATTTGAAGGTTTAGAATTTAGAAGTGCTAATTTTCAAATTCAGCAAAGTGGTTCTTTAGAAAGTTTACACAGTAATAGAGACTATGACTTGGCAATGGTTTATATGGATGATTATGCTAGATCAAGTACTGCTTTAGTGAGTTTAAATAGCAGTATTAATGTTCCAGCAGGAAATAGCAATCAAATAAATAAAATACAAGTAAATATACCTACCAGTCAAAAAGCACCATCTTGGGCTAAATATTATAAGTTTGCTATTAAGCCATCTAAATTGAATTACGACACTTTATTTTTATTAAGGTCACAACCTGATGCAGACGATAGTAATGAGTTTTGGTGTTTCTTAGAAGGTGAAACTGCACAAAACGTAACGGAGGGAGAAACGTATATAGGTGGTTATCCTGGGCCTGGTATTTATGCTAAGTTTGCTCCTGGATCTACGTATGTTTTAGATGAACCGACTTTAGTAACAGAAAACGAACAAAATAGAGAATCAACTAAAATTCTTATGAATGGTGTTGGAAATGAATTAGATCTTAATGGATTTACTTTTACAGACATTCCTCAAGGTACTACAGTTGAGATAAATATTACTTGCGAAAGATCGGATCCAAAATCTATACAAGTAGGAATATTAAAAGCTTTTACTAATAATGAAGTAGATGATGAACTTACAACAAAATATAGTAAATTAAGTACTAAAAGAGTCTCAAATAAAACTTATAATACATATAGCACTTTAGCAGAAAACCTAGAAGAAATGGTTGGGGAGCAATTCGTTGATAGCCAAGGGTTTTTCACTAATAGTGAAATTGATTATAGTGGTAATGTTGGATTAGAATATCGTTATAAATTGAGTGGAACTTCTATAGTTAATAATACTACATATCCGGCTAGTTTAATTCCCGAAGACCCAGTTCATAGGGTTGGTTTTAATACTTCTAGTTCAAATCACTTAGGAGCCATAACTGAATTTCCATCTTTAGCTACTAATATTCTAGACAATGGTACAAGTTCTGTAACTATTGAAGTTATTATAAGTGGTATTCCTGATGGATTAGTTGTTTTAGAAACTGAAGGTGAAGATGCACCAGATGAATTTTATTACGAGGGTAGTGAAGTTTTTGATATTGACGGAGACTTACACGAAGGTAATCTACAAAACCAAAACACTTGGAGTTTTTACGATAATGCTCAAAACGGAACATATAGAACTTCTCAAGGGTTAATTGCTTCAGAATTCTACAGTGGAAACTTAGCTCTAACTACTACAGGGGGAAGTGGTGATGCTGCTCCATTTAATGTGGGGGACGTTGTTAACGTTAGTCAAACGAATTTATCACCAACCAACCCTCAATATAATGGAGAACACATTGTATTAGAAAAGCCAGATGCCAATACTATAGTATTAAATATAGCTTTTGGATCTTCCACACCTGTTGAAGGGGGTACAGTAAATGCAGATGCTGTTATTCTTACTAACTTTTTTAATTGTTACTCCTTTGGTAATGGTATAGAAAGTTGTAAAATACAAGATTCATTTAAAGAAGATGCTGTTAATATTGGTGAAAGAGTATTTACATTGTCTGAAGGGGAGTTTAGACAAAAAAGAAGAAACGCTTCTATTACCTATAGTGGCATATATAACGATGAAACTAAACTTAATAGAACTAATGAGTTTAACTTAGGCATTCTTAACTTCAAGGATTTAGATGAAGATTTTGGAAACATAGAATTATTAAAGGCAAGACAGAATGATTTATTAGTATTACAAGAAGATAAAGTTTCTTATGTATTAGTAAATAAAAATGTACTTACTTCTGCGGATGGATTATCAAACGTTACTTCTACACCTACCGTATTAGGTAATCAAGTTTCCAGATTAGAAGAGTATGGCATTAGTCACAATCCAGAAAGCTATGCTGAGTTTGGATATGATAAATATTTTACGGATGCCAAGCGTGGTGCAGTAATTAAGTTAAGTGGCAGCTCTTATTCTAATGAATCACTAGAAGTTATATCTCAAATAGGTATGAGGTCATACTTTAGAGATTTGTTTATAGATGATTTTAACACTCAAAAAATAGGAGGATACGATCCTTATATGAATGAGTATGTGCTAAGTAGTAATAACAGAACACTTCCTTTTGAAGATCAAGTTTATGGATGTGGTACAGAAATAGAGTTTAATAACCAGATGGAAAGTTTTACATATACTGTAAATTTAGGTAATTCTATGGGGGATACTGATATTGATTACAATGTCAGTTCTGGAAACGTAAATATCTCTGTAACTTACGATGGAACCACAACTAGCTCAGGTAGTGTTACAGGAGTTGGAACTTTTCAATTTAACAAAAACAAACCAACAGTTGACACCGCCAGTGTTACTGTAAATATTGTAGGATCTTCTGCCAATTATTCTATTATAACTCAATGTCCTTTAGCGAACATTATTAATGTACATCAAATATGTTTAAATAGTGAGTTTACAGGAACGCCTCCAACAATACATAATCAATACGAATGGGCTTCTAGTAATTTAACGCCTGCTGTTTCTAGTCCGTTAATTAGTCAACCTATTACATTTACAAATGTCGCAACAGGTAGTGGTAGTGGAACTCAAAGAGTGCCTCAGTACCAAGTATACACTTCTCAAGTAGCAGTAGGAACTACGCCAACTCCCGAAGCGGTGGTTAAAGTTAAGTCAGCAAAAATAGGTTCTGATTCTTTTGACTTTAATACTAATAACGGAAACAGATTGTTACATTTATTAAGTAGTACGACTTACGGTAATAATCAAACAGATATAAATGCTTTGTTAGCTGCTAGTACTAACTTAACAATATCTAATACTTCAAGTGGAATATTTGAGGGAGGTTTTAATTATAGCAACTTATTGGCTACACCTAATCTATATTTAATATATGACTACCGAACTTCAACAGCTGTTAGTTTATCTTTTGGATCAACTGAAAGTATTGTTTGTGGAGGTAGTGGCGTTTTACAAACTTATTATTTAGATGCAGCAATACCATCTGAAGCTACAGCAGTGTATAATGACGCTGCTATGACAGTTCCAGCAGCTGCTGGATACTACTTATATGTGAATCCTAATCCAACATTAATAGATACATATTGGTTAAGACAAACGGCAGGTGGAGTAATTGGTCAAGTAAGTGAATGTTCAAGTTAAATTATGGCAGAAGTAACCTTATCATATAGCCCAGGAGTAAAAGGATGGCCCTCCTTTTATTCGTTTATACCGGAATGGACTCAGGGTATGAATAATTATTTATACACCTTTAAAAACGGTCAATTATATAGACATAATACCAATAGTTTAAGAAACAACTTTTATGGTGTTCAGTATAATACTACTATTAAAAGTGTATTTAATAAGTCATCGTTAGAAAACAAATTATTTAAAACTCTTGTTTTAGAGTCGGATGCTCCTTGGTCTGCAACTTTAGCAACAGACTTGCCTCAAGTAGGTAGTATTGCTTCTACTTATTTTGAAAAGAAAGAAGGTAATTACTTTGCTTTTATTAGATTTTTAGAGACAGACATTAATTTACTGATGAGGTATGCTAATGGTATTGGCAGTGTAGACACTGACTATAGACACCACTAGTGGTAGTGCTCCTAGTAATGGTGACTTTATATTGTATGTAAAGAATACAGTAGCAGAATCTCACGGCGTAATGGGGCATTACTGTGAATACGAGTTAACTAATGACTCTACTTCAAAAGTAGAATTATTTTCAGTTGGTTCAGAATCTATGAAAAGTTTCCCTTAATTTAGTATATTTGCATATGATTAAGATAATACTCGCAATACTTAACATCTTCATTATTCAATACGTATTTGGTTTAATTATTCCCTCGGAAGGGATGTACTTAGCTATTGACCCAGTAACAATGCTTATTATAAGTGGCGTAACGTCTGCAGCACAAGCCGGAATTAGTTTACACCAAGCTAATAAAGCTAAGGACGATATGAGAGACGCTGAATTAAAAGCGGGAGAATACATTGACAAAGCTTACCAAAATGCTAGTATTAACGCTCAAAGAATGAGGTCTATTGATACTAGTTTATATGATACGGCTAGTGAGCAGATAAGTCAAGATTTATCTACTGTATTAGGGGTTACTGCTGGTGAAGATGCAAGATTAGCAGCTGCTCAGGGAAGTAGACTGGCTCAGACTTCTGCAAGAGAAAGACAAGCTTTGGAAATGCAGAAAAGAAAAGATATTCAAGGTTTAGAAAAGGATATTGCTGAAGGAGAACAATCTAAATTAGCTAGGCTACAGGCACTTGATCAAGCACAAGCAATTGGGTATCAACAACAAGCAGCAGATGCTCAACAAAGAAAAATTGCTGCTCAACAACAGGCATTATCAGCAGGATCTAACTTTGTAAATAGTTATACTGGAATGATAAATGCTGGAATATCTCCCCAACAATTAGGTTTTGGAGGTGGTAAACAAACTTCAATTGCACCACCGACTCCTTCTCAGTTTGGAATGACCCCTTTTACTCCACAATTAGGAGCTCAAAGTCAGTTATTAAATAATACGCAACAACCTGAGGTAAATACGTTTGGAGCTTCTCTAATGGGTCAGCAGACAAATCCATTATTGGCGGGATTAACATTACAAGGGTAATTATGGCAGCACCAGGATTCGGTTACGTAAAAAGAGATGTAGAAAAGACCACTATTGATTGGTCTGCGGTTAGTGGTGACTTAACTAAGTCGTTAGGTGGCGCATTAGCTGCGGGTGAAAAACAAAAAGCAGATGTTGCTATTACAGACCAAACTATGGCGGGAGAGATTCAAAAGCTTCCCAAAGGAGTAACTCCTGACCAAAGTAAATACTACGCTTCAGCTATTCAAAATATTGGAGATGCTAATCAAGAAATTAAAGAACAGTATGATAACGGTGAGATAAGTGCTACTCAATATAAGATTGCAGTAAACTCTCTTAATACTCAATATCAAATATTTAAAAACAATGCTATCTCTTATCAAAAGTCATATGATGACTTTATTAAAAAAGTAACTGATGGGAAAAGTGGTGCAACTACACAGCTTGTAGCTACTTGGGTAGATCAAATGGGTGGTATGAATAAATCTGTTGGTTGGAATAAAGACTCCCAAACCCTTGAGTCTAGTTATGTTGCCAACGGGGAAGTAATTAAAAGTCCTGTCGCTAATGACTTATCTTTAATGAATTATTACAATACCGCTTTTGATAATAAACTTATTACAGAAGGTTCAAAGAGATTTGGTGAGATGATATCATCTACAGAAGATATTGAGGGTAATTTAAAATATGTTAAGGGTTATAGAAAAAACGCAGAATTTCAAGAATCTTTAACAGGTTATGCTAGGGCTAGTGTAGCTTCTGATAGAACCGGTATAGATGCTGCTGAATATTTAGCTGCTGAAAAAGGTTAT